AGCATGAACTTGGGTGCAGGGCCGTCAGTTGGAAGGGAGCCGGGAAGGAACTTGACTTGCTGTCCTGAAGAAACGGTTGCAATTGTGTTCCATTCCACTGCTACACCTTCGATTGTGCGTCGGGGTGTGCCGTCTGGCCCTGCAGAAATAATGTCGAAGATTTGTGCGTTGAGATCTAGTTTCATTGTGTCCTCACATTTGCGATTGGGTCTGGAGTGTCCATGACTTCTTCGTCGTGGTCGATGTAGTCGGAGATGTCTAGTTTGCAGAATCGTCCACGTGGCAAGACATTGTCCATAGAGAGAGTCTGACTAATGCACTCAATGTATTGCTTTGCTGACATGTACAGAGCGCGTTGCGATTCTTGCACGTTGTTGTATGTCATGCCTGTACCGGCATCAGCACCGACAAGCACTTGTGGCACATTGCAAAGGTTTGCAAGTTCAGTCATCTGATGCTTACGAGCCTCAACAAGTTGGAGCTTCGACGGATCGCTGTTGAACTCTTTCCACTCGACACTTGAGTTGAGTGCGCCAATGGCGTTGCGCTGACGAGCCTGAGACCAAGCTGCACAGAGATCACTGAGTGCTTCACCGTCCATCGGTTCAGAGCCGTTGGTCTGCTGAAGATAGCCAGCTGTAATCTCGTTGCTTGCAAAACGCATTGCTGCATTGTCAAGACGGTTAGAAATTTCAATGGCGCGAGCACCCATTGTGAGCCACGACTGAATCGGAGACAAGAAAGTGATGACATCTTTTGGGTCGAGTGGGATGCCGTTGAACTCAATCTCTGTTGGCATTGACCAATACTGTGGGCCGGGCATGTTCGGCAGTTCCACGTTGGCTGCAGGTATCCACTGGAAGGAAAGAGGAAAACCAGTTGTTGACGAGCGTGAGGTGACTACCCAGTGGGCGCGCCCGAAAAATAGGAGGTCATCTACCGTCCAAGCAAGGCAGAACTGGCGCGACACTTTTGGATCAGGTCGAGTCATCCAAGTCTCAGAAGGAATCATCATCTCTTCGTATTCACCGGCTGATTCATCCCACATGAGCGAATACTGGTTGAACGGAAGGCCAGAGATGAGCGACACGATCAGGTCACGTGCGCGAGAGATTGTTGGAATCTGAATTGCTTGCTCACGACGAAACGAGCCACTCCAAGAGATGTAACTGTTTACACCGTAGCCAGCAACGCCAGCAACGCCAGCTGCAGCCTTGATTGGCTCTGCAGCAAAGGCAGGTGGATTGGTGCGAGTGAAAAATCCCATCACTGTGATTGTGACACACGCTTGTTGCATTTGCAACGATTATGCAAAGATAAAGAAACTATGACGAAAAGGCGTAAGCGACTTTGGTTTGCGCTTTGGGTTTGCCAGCCATAGCCACAGCCCACACATAAGCGCGTGTCAACTCAATCGGCCCCGGTGATCTAGCCGAGCTGAGAGACATGTGACCCTGATGCTTCACAAGGACTGCACGGTTCAGTTGTTCGACCAGTAGCTCTTCTCCTGTGTGGCGAACTTGTCCAGCCATCGTCATAGACCTCACAACTGTCGTCCACTTTTGCAGCTCTCGAACGCCAACAAGAATTGCTGAGCCTTTCATCGCTGGGGACAGATGCACGTCGAGCGTTGCACCACACGCGACTTGTAAACCTTTGTGATCTGCTTTGGCTTTTTCAACTGCCATCCACAGGTCACGCAGATTGTCCACAATGAACTCCACAGTCACAAGCACTTTGTCACCAACCTCGACAGCCCTGACACCAACAAAGCGCATGTCATCGGTGGAGGATTCCACAGCAAGCCAGCCACCCTCAGAAGGTAACTCGCCAGCGTCATTGAGTGAAGCGACCAGACCCTGATCAAGCCAGCTGCGATGCGAGGTGACCCAAATGTTTACAGCCGAGCGAAGGAAGGCAGCCTTGTTCGGTTGCCGTGATTCTTCCTCAATGGTTTCCAATTCGAGCGTTGTACCGAGAGCAGGGTTTGCATAAGGCCACGCCTCTGGAGACTCAGGGTTCAGATGTGCCGGGGGGCTGAACTCGGCGTAATACAAACGAGACCTGATGCCCATGTCAATCTCTGCAATGCCTCGCTCACGCATCCTCTTGAACACCACCGACTCCTCAGTGCCAGCAGTTGACCAACACGACATCAACGGATCACGCCGTGCGCGTTGAGTTGGAATCATTCCGTCCTCGATACTTTCAGCCGAGCAACCATAAAGCTCGTCGACAATTAGTAAGTCCACACTCAAGCCGTGACCAGCCGATGGCGTTGCAGCTCTCACCAACCAGCGAGTGCCATCCTTCATCGTCACCGACTGGCGACCATACGAGTAAATCACCTTCGCATCAAACTGAGCCTCAAGAATCGGGGCAAGACTGTTGAACAACTCACTCGCCAAGTCCAAACGATGAGCAGTTGTAAGCACCGTCTGAGGTTCGCCACGTTCAATAGGCATGTGCAACAACCAGCCCAGAAGAAGAACGCGCAATGCAAACGACTTTCCATTTTGACGCGCCACCGACACCACCGATTGCCGGAACATCAAGCGTCCGTTCTCGTCCTTGCAAAGCTGATCGCCCAAGACCTGAGACTGCCAAGGCATCAAAGTCACACCGAGCACACGGTTTGCAATCTCCTCGAAGATAGGCAAAAGAGCACGGTCACCACCCTGCGTGTTCGTGACCAATCTTGGCAAACCTTCAGTTCTTTCAAGGCCAATCGGGGAAACCCTTACCCCACTTGGGGGGGATACAGAATAGGAAGAGTTCGGGGTGTTGCGTGGGGTCTCATCCAAAAATGTTGAACGCTCTATGTGGTTGAGTTCTTGTTCGGCTTCAAGTCGTCCATTGGTCTTGGCGTTGGTGTAACGCGCTCCGAGCCTGCTGTTGCAGCTACGGCAGAGGACACGGCAGTTCTCTGGGGTGTTTGCGTCGTTGGGGTTGGGGAAGGTGTCTACTGGTTTTATGTGGTCGATGGTGTTTCCTTCTCGGCCACAGATGTTGCACGTGGGATCAGCTTCGAGCAGTTGTTTGCGTATGCGTTTGTATGCGCTTGAGTTGTAGGCCTGTGCTGAATGCTTCGTCATTGTGTGTTGTTGGCTTTCTTGCTAACGCCCTCGCTGCGCTTCGGTTGTTCCCGATGTGCATGTTCGAGTCGTGTGGTTTGTGTTCCCCACAGTTCAGACTTGTCAGTCTTGGTTGCCGGACACATTGTTGAAGTGGACACCATTCGCGTTTTAGTAGTTCGTACTCTGCACATCGGCTTATCCTCACAGCCATTCAAGTAAGTCATCCAAGGTGGCGAGGCGCGACGCTCTACCCTCGTTTCCGAGTGTTCTACCAACACAGTGCAATCCCGTATGTGGCCTTGGTCGTCTTCAGTTGTAGTCATAATCTAAGCCTGTGTCAATGACCTTCCGAGGCGTTCAGCGATTAGGTCAAGCTGTGAGGGTCTCCACACGTAGTGTTCTATGCCTGACGCGATGAGAGCCTCGGCCCACATGATCTGGTCGTGGCTGAGTCGTCCGTCTTGGCTTTTGAGTTCAGCAAAGATGCAGCCTCTTGTGCGATGTGCCATGCACAGGTCTGGGAAGCCTTTACCGTCTGAACGCCACACACCCGGTCGAACCATTTTGGGTGAGGCGTGGAAGATGAGCCAGCCGTTCATCTTGGCTATTTGCTCGACCTTGTCTTGAAACAGACGCTCAGATGCGTCACCCATTGGAGGCACGGCGCAACTGGCTTTCTAGGGTTCGGTTGATTTGCATCAGCCTTTTGCATTCCTCTGACAGAATGCTGAGTTGTTTTGCCATGTTGCCTACACAGTCGCAATCAGGGTCGCTGTTCAGTTTGGCTGTGCAATCTGGGTAATGCCAGGCACCGTTGAGGCCGTAGGGCATCATGACTCAACCTTCCACAATGCTGACAATTGTTTGGTTAGTACGTCAATACGAGCCTCAAGCAGCTCAACCTTGCGTAGCAGTTCGTTGCGTTCGTTGATTACATCTGCTAGGTGATCACGCAATGTTCCGTTGTCAGTCATCACAACCAGTTCCTTGCAATCCAAATACCAATGTAAGCGCCAATAACCAGTTCACAAAAATGGATAATGCGTGGTAATGCTTTCTTTATCAAAATGGCTCCTCTTCGGGTAGTGGGATTTCCTCAGGCTCGTTGTTTTTGAGTGCTTCGATGGCCTTGCTGATTTTGAACTTGTCCCAAGATGCCAAGTCAAGTGGGGGCAACTTGCCTGCTTCCTTCAACAACTTCTTATACAGCCATACCTGCTTGTCGCTTGGTGCGTTCGCAGGTCGCTCCGTAGTGACGCCGTCGGCGCTGGTCGTAGTCACACGCTGCACCTTTGCCATCTCTTCACGGCTCGGACGCTTGTTGAGGTCTGAGCCTGCATACCCGGCATTAGCCAAGGCACGGCCGACAGCGCCAGTCTCACAGTTTTCTAGGTGGCTGGTTTTGTTGATGTGTCCCTCACCACGAATTTCTTCTGCCCAACCTGTAGCGATAAGCACGTCATTTTCGTACAGCGATGCTGAGAACACGCACTTGTCTGCAAGGTAATGCACTAGATCAGTAATGACTTTGGGTTGTACGCCACGCACGTGGCAGTCCTTGAGCCATCGGTCGAGTCGTTGTGCTACTGGTTCGTAGTCTGCTAAATCAAACGCCATTGGAGTAAAGCCTTTCTAAACGGTCACATTCTTTTTCTAATGACCTGATTGTTTGCATCATGCGTTGTGCTGAGTGTTCCAGTTTGGCAACTGTTTCTTTGCAGGCTGTGATGTTGTCCAGCAGTTCACATTGGCGACAATCCTTAGTCGGAAAGCCGGGCTTCTCTTTGCCAAGGTAGCAATCCTCATGGTGGTAGTTGACCATCAGATAAGACCTTTGGCGTGGAGGTCTGATGCTTGCTTTGCAGCGTCCAGAATAAGCTGTGCTAGTGCGTTCGGGTCGTCTTTCTTGACGATGAGTTTGCTGATGGCGTACTCGACAGCGTCGCGCTCATCGAAGCGCATCTCGGCTTCAAGTTTGACTGACAGCATGCCAAGTATCTGCATGTGTTCACTGTGCATTTGTTTGCTCGGCTTTCTTAGCGAGACGCTTTGCTTTGGCTTCTGCCTTCTTTGCTTCTGCAGCTGCGATTGCTCGAAGTTGCGCCAGCTGTGGTTCGAGGCATCGACGAACGATGTCTGACATTCGTTTGCCGTCCTTGCCAACGCGCTGTGATAGTAAATCGTGGTCTGCTCGACTGAGCCGTACAGCCACGGTGACTGTGTCCTGTTTCATTTGTTCTCCTTTTGTGTTTGCAATTACTTGCAACGCCTTATTTTTATCACATGGGGGTGTCGTGACTTGC